ACATCATCTTGGAGAGATTCAAGTTCACGGGTGAACTCTGGGGGGTAGAGGTCCCCCCTCGTAGACGCAATTTGTCCTAATTTTACAAATGTTGGACCAAGATCGAGAAGTTGATCTTTTGTCCATCTCCCAAGCTCCGATTTATCTTCCATAAAACGCTCTTTCCACAGAAATTTGGCGGCAAACTTCCATGTTTTTACCCTTTGTTTAGTTGGAATCGGTCCGTGAGTCGCGATAGCCAACATACATACTTTATAAAGATATTTTTAATATCTGAGTTTAAATAAATGTGGAAAGTATTTATACTTGTATACTTTTCGTACCTCATACTTGGTCCACACTGGGAAACAAAACTTTTGAAACGAGAAAAACTTGATATTGTCGACAGCCCCAAGGAACTTCTGAGACGTTCTATATTTATATCATATGTTGCTCTTCTTTTCGTCGCATGGTTTTTATATAAACCCTCCCCCAACTCTTTCATAAGTGCCATCCTCCTAACCGGTTCGGCTACATTTGGATTTTATCTCAAATATGGATTGGAAACAATTCCGATGCACCTCCTTCTAAATATATTCCTTCTATACACGGGTCGCGAATACATAGACCCACAGTTGGTAATAACACTCACACTCATTACATTCTACACGCTGACCCATGAAAAATTATATATCAACTAAAGGTAGAATGAAGATTCATATCGTTGGAGCTGGACCCACGGGGATGTCCCTCGCTTGGGAAATTATTCACTCAGGTGAAGAACATGACATAACAATTTACGATAAAAAGACATCAGCTGGTGGTTCATGGTGGGAACCCAGTGTAGAAACGAGAGACCTTCACGCCCACCGAGTCGTTTTCGATAAAGCCTTTATCAATACACGCTCCCTCTTCGGGGAAATGGGAATTGACTGGGATGAAATATTCGAACCCTCCAAAGACGGGGGTGAACATGGTGCATTTTTAAGTCGTTCACTTGCTGCGAAAGATTATATTGCACTACTAACTTTGGTATTCAAAGTTTACACACAGCCAGACAAGTACAGAGGTCTCAGTTTGAGAGATTCCTTGGGGGAGCTCACCGAGGGGGGTGCAAAACTTCTCGAACACCTCCCCCTCATAATGGACGGCGTCGATTGGAACGTTATGTCGGCCTTTGAGTTTATAAAAAATCTCAATCATGTGGCTCTCTCAAAACCCTACACCCAAAGGGTATCTGGTAAGGTCATGTCCGATGCGATGGAGGGGGCTCTCCTCGATGCGGGTGTAAACTTCGTTTTCGATGTGGAACTCGAAAAGATTGAATACGGGGATGACACCTACAAGGCTTATTTTTCTAACGAGACGGAGATTGACGATGGATATTTATTTCTCTGTGTGGATAATAGTCCAGCCCTAAAACTGCTGGGAGATAATTGGGGAACAGACGCGGACAAAAAGGTGAGGGAGAGTACATACGGAGCTATCAACGTCCTCCTTGATTACGAAGAACCAATCAAGATAAAATCCGATCTTGAAATTGCCACAGAAACTGCGTGGAACCTACAACCCAAAGTGTTATCCGACGGTAAAACTGTATCGTGCGTCATCTGTAAAATTACTCGTGAAGTACTATCGAATACCCCGGAAATGTTAAAACTTGAAGTCGTAGACCAACTTGGATTACCCACCCCCGAAAATGTGAGAATTGGGTGGGGTGCCGAGTGGAACGAGGAGGATGGGTGGATATTTTCCCAATCCTCTGGGGTTCTCAGTCTCCACGGACAACTACCTTTTTTCGGAAACTGTCCCAAAGTCGCGATGTGTGGTATGATGTCCCCGAGAACCACCCCATATTCCAGTATCGAGGCGGCCATCGAGGTATCGAGATCCCTGAGCCATGAATGTTTTGGGACGAGGAAGCCTATGAAACCATTTACCGTGAATCAACTTGTACTCCTCGTGATTATGATACTTATAGTTTTAATTTTACTATATCGCAATAGACACCAATGAAGGTTGTAGCGACGGTGTACGAACCAATGTATGAGTACAATGATAAAAAGTACATTCGTCTTACACTTCCACCGAATACCTCCAGGAAGGTTTTCGATATTCACCAATCCAAACACCATCTCCTCATCAACCCGGGTATCGACATCCCGTTAGAGGGCAGTGTTCTCAAAGTCAAAGTTCCATTTAGATACAGACGGGTTATGTGCGAAGTTAGGGGGCGACCTATACAGTCCCTCGTAAAAGGGGACACCGCTGAAATTGACATAGAGTTTAAGGGAGCTTGGAACGTTGGGAATCATTCTGGATTTTCGTGGATATTAAAGTCCATAGAATCAATTTAAAGTTTCACCATGATAATTAAGGACATGACAGTTCTGACTAGGACTGGGTACCTCACAGGTGAGGGACCCCTCCAAGAAATTAAAAAGGAACTTACGGTAAGACCCATAGTCAATGGGGATTATGGATTTCCGCCACCACCTTTTAAAGTTTTTAAAACGACTAAAAATGGTATCTGTGTCCCGCGCTTCTATGGCATCGAGAAACTTGGTGAACCTAAGGAGGACCGAAGACCCCAACCCACCCGGATTAGAACGAAGTTTGCCGGTACCCTTCGAGATGCAACACACCAAAACGAAGCACTTGCTGCAGCTCTTAAGGCGGGTCATGGCGTTCTCTCACTCCCGTGTGGTTTTGGGAAGACCACCGTATCCCTGGCAATAGCCTGTAAGTTGGGCTATAGGACCATGATTGTCGTTCATAAACAGTTTCTAGCTGATCAGTGGAGGGAGAGAATCCAACAGTTCTGTCCAGGGGCCACCATAGGGGTTGTCCAACAGAATAAGAAGGAGGTAGAATGTGATTTTGTCATCGCCATGTTACAATCTCTTTCCCTAAAGGAGTATAGTTTCGGGGACTTTGAAAGTGTTGGGACCCTCATCGTAGATGAAGCCCACCATATATGTGCCAAAGTATTCAGTCAATCTCTCTTCAAGTTGTGTCCGAAACACATTTTCGGTCTCTCTGCGACCCCAGAGAGGAAGGATGGACTCACCAAAGTCCTCCATTGGTTCATGGGACCCACATTCTTCGCGGTGGAGAGGAAGAATCAGGAACAGGTGGAGGTATTTACAGTCACCTACGAATGCTTCAATTACCGCAACCCCCCACCCTCCATGAGAAATGGGAAAATCTCTATGCCCAACATGATCACAGAGTTGGTCGAAGACAGGAATAGGAACAAAATGTTGGTAGAACTTGTAAAAAAGGCTTCGGCGGGAACGAGGCAACTCCTCGTTTTAAGCGATAGGAGATTTCATTGTGAATTTCTTCACCAATGTTTTCCAAAGAGCTCTGGGCTCTACATGGGTGGCATGAAAGAGAAGGATCTCCAAGAATCCTCAAAGAAGAAGATCATCTTCGCGACGTTCAGTCAAGCCCACGAAGGACTGGATATACCAAGCCTAGACACGGTCATCTTGGCCTCCCCAAAGTCTGACATTGTTCAAAGTATTGGACGCATCATGAGGGAGACCAAGGGTAAAAAGAATAACCCCCACATTTACGACATTCACGACCCATGGTCAGTCTTTACAGCGATGTACTACAAGAGAATGAAGGTGTACCGCCAAGGTGGATTCAAAATTCACGGAAAGGGGGTAGAAGAAAAGAAGAAGGATGACTTCCCTCAGGGAAAGTGTCTGTTTTTATAATCTAATTAATAAATAAATGTCTGGTGCATTAATACAACTTGTTTCCAAGGGAGTGCAGGATGTTTACCTCACCAGTGAGGAGGGTCATTCATTTTTTCGTACAAAGTTTTCGAGGCATACAAACTTTTCACAAGCCCCCAAGTTGATTAAGGATATAACAAACACCGACAACTCGATAACGATTCCAGTGTACGGTGATATCATAAATGGTCTATGGTTCCAAGGTACCGGTGAAAGTAACATATCTTCGAATCTCTTTTACAATTCGACAATTGACCTCTATATAGGTGGTCAAAAGGTGGATTCTCACCATTATGACTACTACAGTGATATATGGCCGAATTATTTGGCGGGAACGTACACGAAATCACAGGAAATAAACACAAAGGCAAACATAGGAAACATCGCCTTCGTCCCCATCCACTTCTTCTTCTGCGACGGTGGAACTGTACTCCCCCTCGTGGCTTTACAAAATCATACAGTTGAAATACGAGTCAATTTCGATGACACACAGTATAACGCGGCTGGTCCCACCCCTGCACAGAAGAAGATTACTCTGTATGGAAACTATATTTACTTGGATACAGATGAAAGAGAGGCAATAATTAAGCGTCAGTTGGATATGGTCATTACACAGGTACAACGGGTGGAGTTTCCCATAGATTTTAGCGCATCCAACTACAACAGTTTGGATATTTCACAGTTTAATCACCCCGTAAAGTCTCTGTTCTTCGGGTTCAGTACCTCGGGTAGCGACTATATAAATGACCGTTTCTCATTTGACACATGTGACATTCACCTCAACGGTACACCCCTATTGGAATCCATGAATCCCATGTACTTTCACACAATTGAGAATTATTTCAAATCCAAGTTTGGTCAAATTGTATATGACCCCGTAAACAAAGCTATGCTGTATACGAGATTTTACACAACACACTTTTGTTTAAATGCATCCGAATACAGTCCAACTGGGACGTGCAACTTCAGTCGTCTCGACAACGCTAAACTTATTATCCGGAACGCAGTGAGAGGTATAAATAGAACGGATGAAACTATATTCGTATATGCCGTTAACTACAACATTTTGAGAATCAAAGATGGGATGGCGGGTATTTTATTTGGAAACTAACTTGGGGGGACACCCCAAGGTAGATTCAATACATTTACGCCCTGATGGAATCAGAGACGGCGAGAATAATCACGCCGACAATGAAAGCCATGATGACGTAATTCAATTCGGTTTCTTCCCGACCAACCACCTTGGCCTCCTTGGCCTCCTTGGCCACTGGTTCTTCGACAACTTTCTGTTGTCGGGTGGGAGGTTCAAGTTCCTCCAACGAACAATACGCTATCATTTATATAA